CAGCAAAATATCTTGACCAAATATTTGAATTATTCTTTGCGACTCCAGAATCCCATGCAAAATAGTATAGGTCGGCCCCAGGCGGAGCAGTTATTCCTCCCATATATCCATCAATTGCTGTAGAACCTGACCATCCTTGAACTATTTCTTTCAAGTAATCTGTAAAAGATACCGTAGTTTTATTTACTATATCCAATCTAGATTGCTCTAGAGACTCTCCTTCCTTTCCAAATATTTTAACATCACTGGCAGGATAAAATATATCTGAAGCAAATGCATTGAATGATGTTAATAGCGGCAATTTTTTTCTAATTATTACTTTAGCATTTGGTAATTCAGTTGCAAGATCACCCGTTATTGATTCTGTATATTGGGAAGGTACTTCATAAGTAAAGCCCAGAGGAATTTCTAAAATTTCACATACAAGTTCATTGTTTCTTAAACAACCATCGACACCAGGTCCGTAAGCCTTTTTGTCGGGTTCTTCTATTCCTGCCAATAACAAATATATGGGTGCAACACCATAATTAATATTTTTAAATGGCATATAGTTTGTTACTAAATGAACTTCACCTGTCCCGATTCCGTATATTTGAGAAGAAGTAACTCCGCCCGTTTCTATGTTAAAATTGGATGATCCAGATGGATATTGCCATTCGTCCAAATAATTGTTATTCAACCAATACTTAAAATCAGCAGAAGAACCAAAGTCAGAATTATTTGCCTTTACGTCTAAAACTTTAAATCTAAATTGAGATGTTATTCCAACCGGAGAGGGAGGTAAAGTGCGACCGGGTCCCGGTCCAGTAGTAAAACCTGTACCGCCTTTAATTTCAGGTATAACTGGATCTGGTGTATATGATCTATCGAGAGTTGTGATTGCAATACAATCTTTTCTTGTATTAGCAATATTTCTAGCAATTTCATTGTCTATGTTTGTAAGACATACAATACTGTCAAATGATAAAGAAGATTTTTTTAGTTTTTGTATAACATTTGATATGTTGTCACCAGTAGATCCTAAAATATCTGGAGAAATTATTAATGCCTGTCCACCATATTCTAAGAAATTATAAACTGCCCACCATTTAGTGTCCCAAGGAGAAACTGGTCCAAATGGCCATCTTTTATAACCCATATCAGCAAATTGATTACCTGCTGTTAATCCGATAGCAAAATTGTCAGTTGGATCTTCTATAATATTAGAAATATTCAGGTTTAGACTGGGAGATGGTTTCCAATCATCTAATATAAAAGAAAATTCATCAATATATCCATCATTTCCCATATGAACAATTTTACTTGTATTATTTACATTAGTATAATTAAATTTCGGAATTAAAGGATTTTCTGTTGGAGGAATATTCAGTTGGGTATTTGTTATTACTCCACTACTAAAATCTTGATCCGCACCAAAATTATTTACAGAATTTGGCTGTGGTAAATAATTGTTATACTGATTTATATAATTTTTTGCATAATTATATGAAAATTGACCGAATATATTATTCGGTATAGCATGTAAAAAAGGTTGACTCAAATAATAAGAAAATGTTAAAATAGAGTTTTGATCGGAAAAGTTAGGTGACGGAACTCCAGTTGCTTTTTCATTATAAAGTCTGTAAACCCAATTTTGTAAAGATGTTTCTCTTATTATTTTTTGGTTTCGTTCAGACGTAAATCCTATAGCGTCATTTAACTTTCCATCTAAATCAATAAAAACAGAAACATGATCGGAAGTATCTTCTCCATTTAAATTAACAAAAAAAGAATCATCGTCTAAGGTTGTAGTAACATTTGGAATTGTCATCTAGTTTCTTCTCCAAACCATCTGTCTTTGCCATCCCATTCGCTTTCAGTATGTATCAGTCCGTCCGAGATAAAACCGAATGGAACATAACTATTTTCCATTTCTTCAATCTTCTTCTGGTAGATACCTCTTCGAATGTCTGTTCCGGTCAGTTCTTTGAAATATTCTTGTCTGGAAGCCCATGAAAACAGAACCAGAGTCATAACAAGATCGTCATTATGTCCGTCATCTGCTTCATAGGTGTTTCTCTTTGATATGAAAGAAGTGAGTTCCTGAATTATGTTTTCGTCCTGAATAATAATCTTATCTTCCTCGATAAGACTCTTCAGAACAGAGCAACCAATTCTTTTAATCGGAACGGTAGTCTTAACACCGAGAGCGGTTTTTCCTTGTCCGGCAAATCCACCCGATAATACCTGACCACTTCTCCCCTTACTATTGACGCTGAGAATAAACTCATTTTCCATGTCACTATGTAAAATGTCAGCAACCTGACCACCGATATCATTGATCTCTACAAGTATCCATGCATCATTGTAGTTTTTGCATACTGTATTGATCGTTGTAGGAAAAAGCATTGGCGGAACGATATTATTATAATACGTTGCCGCTATTTTATAAGGAATCTCCGATGTGTCTATGACAGTAAAAGCACTATAGTCCTTTCCTTGTCCTCTAGCAACGTCTACCGTGATGAAGTATGTGTGATCTTCTTGAGGCTCTTCATAAACTCTCAATCCATCTGGAGTTTGCTTCAGTGGTTTTTTGGAGAATAATTGCTTCAACTTATAAGAAGCGATCAATGTGTTAGAAGATCCAACAAAGTCACATTCAAACTCTGATTGAAACTGCTGCTCGCTTGTGTTTCGTATCGTCTCCTCTTTCCACTCATTTCCACGAAGGGGACCGCCTGGATAAAGTGGCACTTGAGTCCAATGAACATCTATAGGAACATATTCATTTCTCATCGGATCGTCTTTGGGTCGTGTTGCACCAACCCAATATGTGTAGAACATATTCAACCCATTTGGGGTTGAAACCATGAGAACCTTGGTTGTCTGTCCAGATGTAATGGTTGGATATACAGAACTAAAGAACTCCTCTGCAATATTCTGGGGAACGTGGGCGAATTCGTCCAAGAAGATCATGTTGAATGAACCACCACGGATTGCAGACGCCGAAGTGGATGATGCGATGATCTTAGATCCATTTTCTAGTTCAATAGAACCTTTGTTCCATTCAACAATACCTTGCTGCAACCACAAAGGAAGATATTCATACGCTAGTTTTAGTCTGTACAAAATCTCTCTAGATGTACTTTGCTTGTTAGCAAGAATAGCAACATTCATGCTTTGATTGAATAGAATGTAATGAAGAATATATGCTACAATAGTTGTAGACTTACCACTCTGTCTAGGTAACTTTGCTATGACGAATCTGTTGTTGTGTATTTTATCAACAATATTTTCTTGATAATCATACAACTCGAAAGGTATCAAACCTTTGTCGAGAGATACAACCTTAATATACTTTTTAATAAAATATACTGGATCCTTGGCACACTTGATATATTCCTTCACCTGTTCTTCGGTGAAGTCTATCTGCACGCCTTCTGGTTTAAGATTTGAATTACCTAGATATCCACCTTTAGACGCCATTATGAATTATCTTCCAATCGTTTTCCACTGCTTCTTTCTGGGTTAATCAAATCCTGTAACTCAGAGGTGGAACCCACATAGAAAGAATTGTTTGTAGTGTTTTTCTGAATAAGTTTTGTTTCTTCTTTTTTTGCCTCTTTTGTTTTCTTGTGCAGATCAATCAAATCCTTGTTGATATCGGATACAGTCTTGAGCATCTGCGCAACCACTTCATATGCGCGAGGATGATCACCTTCTTCTGCAACTTTGAGAATCCCACTTATGGCGATTTCACCAGTCTCTATAAGATTCTTCAGTGATTTTCTCGTTTCTCTATAATCAACATCTATATCTTCCTTTGAGTTAGATGTCGTTATAGATTTTGGTTCTTGCTTTACAATAGGAGCAGGAGCCGATTCTTCGAACTCCACTCCTAAAGATTCTTCTATTGAATTAGACTCATTGTGTGACTTCATAGGTTACATCTCCACTAGTTCCTGTAGCATAATCTCCAGTAACTTGAACTCTGAGAGTCTGTGGATCTGTAACAGAATCGTACTTATACATGTCTAAGACATCCACAGTAACTCCTTCAATTGGGTTAGCAGTTGTTGCTCTACCATAAACATATGTCTTTGCAGTAAAACTTAAAGTAGAGACAACGGATCTTCTCACTTGAAAATCGCCAGCATAATCTTCTTGTATCTGCATGGCGTTTAGATTAATTGGAACATCAACCTTTGTGTGAGAATCGTTAAAGTTCAAACTTACGTTAAAGTTTGGTGAAAAATATGGAAGTATTTGTTCTACAATCTGTAAATTCTCGTCGATGTATCGGGAAAAAATATACAAACCAAAACTCACATTGTAAGGAACTTCATTCCACATATCGACTCTTTGGTTTGACTCGTTCTTGTAAGACTTCTTTCGAAGTTTATTCGTCACTCGTTCTAGATCATAAATCACAGCAGTGATATCAAAAGCCATATGAGGAAGTGTGATTTGTGTCTTGGTAATATCGTCAGAAATAGAACTCATGTTTCTAATTCTGCGAATGAACTTTTCTTTTGGCGCATATGTCAGAGGAACTCTTATCTTTTCTGTTAGGGTTCCGTTAGAGTCATACTTACCAATCTGAACATTGTTGAAAAGGTTGCCGAATGCGACGACTAACTTTCTCAGTGATTCGTTGTAAAAATATTGAAACATCAGTAATTACCCTCTGAGAATGGATCAATGTCGCTAAAGTTGAATATGCTGCTTCCTTCGGTTCCAAACTTATCGTTGTCACCAGCAGTGATTCCAGTTGGATCCTTCGGTATGACAATATCTCCACTTAAGCCTTCTCTATCAGTTTCTAGTTTATCAAGAACAGTATTTCCAGTGTTGAACTCTTCGTTCGAGTAGGTGAAGACTTCACACTGTAACTGATATGTATAAAGTTTTCCTACCTGATAGAATGGGTTCTCATGCTCGACGAAGTTAATTTCGAACATGGTTCTGCTGAGTGGAAAATAAATCAAATCACCCTCTCTTGGTCGGGTGACTGTTGGAATAACCGATGTTACTTCAGATTCAAATCGTCTTCTTGAAACTACAAGGCTAACTCTGTCTTTGATGTCAATTCCAATTTGTGAAATGATATCACCAGCACCTTCAAAACCTGCAACAGACTCTATGTACATCTCTATAGGAAAACTGTTGGAGAATGTACTTGCAGTATCCTCTCCAAAAATCTCATCAAGATTTGCAAGAGTTCTTGGAATAAAGATCATATCTTGTCCCATAGACTTTATGAGTTCTATGGTCAAGTCTTCTACAAGAAGTTGCTCGTTTGATGTTCCCTGTCGAATGTATGGATTTGTTGCCATTTAATTATCCTGTCATGAAATCTACTGGGAGTTCGTAACTTCTTAGAACTTCTTGCTCGATTTGCACGATCTCTGCGTTTGCTTCTGCTACAATTTGACCTCCGCGAAGCATTACACCACCAGGCAACTGAACACCATCGAACTTGGATAGATTCTGACCCCACTGTCTCTTGAGTAATGCGGTGTAGTATTCTTTAAAATACCTATCATTATAGATTTCAGTAAATAGTTCAGGATCTAATTTAACA